GGGCGATGTTCAAGGGCGGTATAGGTTTGCATGGGCGAGGTCCTTAGCTGAGGCGGAGTTCCACAAGCGGGATTGAGGTGATCGAGCCGAGACGCTCGATGTCGAGGGTGACGTCCATCAGATCGCTGTCGAAGCGGACGGGGACGTCGAACTGGTAGCCAGCTGTGATGACGATGCCGGGTTCTGGCACTGCATCAAACGTGACGATCCCGGTGTCATTATCTATGCGCCAGCCATTGAACTGCTCCGCACCACCCAAAGCGACACGCACTGTGCCCGCGACGGGCTTCTCGATGCGGCGCTGATAGATATGTGGCGCGGTGCCATAGGCTTTGCTCAGCGCGAACTCTGTCGTCTCGCCATCCCCGGTGCCAATCAGCTGGTCCATCTCGGACACACCCTTTGAGGGCGCGCAGGATTTGTAATCCGCCCAATCCTTGAACCGAAACCCGTAGAGCCGCCCCAGCCGCGCCTCAAAGAAAGCGACCACCGCGTGCAGATCATCCACGCGGCGAATGCCGTAGCTGACATCGTAGCGGCGGCGCGAGGCGGACCAGGAAGCGTTGCGCTCCTCACGGCCAGAGGCGAGCTCGACGATCTGTGTGCGGCGCTGTGGCCCACCGCGCGCGCCGCGGCTGATGTTGTCGGGGAACTGCACCTCGTGAAACGCCATTACATGCCCCTCCGGCCCATGGCAACCGCGCGCGAGATATCGGCTGCGACCTGCGTGCGCGATTGCCGGAAGCTCTCGGCGTCGCGGGTCTGTATCGATATATTGACGACGGGGGCGCTTTCGCGCGGTCCACCCGCGCCGCTGTAGCTTTGGGCTTCCCGGCGGTTGAGCACCCGCTCGCCACGCTGCAGGATCGCCGGGACCTCGTCGGATTTGAGCCCGGCCCAGCCACCGTTATGTAGGCGCGGCGCGTTGGCAAAAGCCATGGCCGGGACCATGCGCGAGGGCGCAGGCCCGCCCACGATACCTCCCTGGTGGAACACACCCGCAAACATGCCGCCGAGGTTGCCGAGCGCGCCGGAGAGTGCATTGGCGATGGGTCCGAGAATAAACTTGCGCGCCCCGAGCTTCGCGAGGTCCGCAATCATCGATGTGACAAGGCCTTTGAAATCCAGCTTGCCGGTCTTCACAAAGTTGCCGATGGCGTCTTCCGCACTTTGAAATGCGCTCACGAGCACGTTGCCGATGTCCGCGCCCACATCGCGGGCTTTGTCCGCGTATTCGCTGACCGCGTTCACAATCGCCTGCCAGCCAGTGGCTGCCGCCTCGGCACCCTTGGCCGCATCAGTACCTGCCTGACGCGCTGCCCCACCCGCGCGGCCTGCCTGATCCTCGGTCTCCTCCAGCGCATTGTTGAACCGGTCCGTTGATGTCGCGGCACTTTCGAGCGCCGCCGTGCCTTCATCGCCCGCACCAGAAATGGCATCCTTCAGCGCCTGCCAAGCCGTCATGGGGCGGGACGCTGCGTCTGACAGCATGCCTGCCGCCTCTGTATAGCCCGCAGCGCGACCTCGCGCATCATCTGCCATGCCGCCAAAGAGTTCAGGCACCTGGAATGGATTGTCCGAGAAGGCGCTGTCGTAGGCCTCCCGCGCCCGCTCTCCCAAGTTGACGGCTTCGGGAACCGCAGACTTCCATTCCGAGAGGTCAGGGGCTGCGATGGCCCATTCGGGACGTCGACCACCAAGGGTCAAAACGGCGTTGACCGCCTCGGTAATGCCCGCAATGCCGGTCTCCATCACCTCGACAAGGCCATTGATCGCAAGCGCGCCAACGCGCTCGAACACATCCGGCAGCGCGCCCCAGATGGCCTGCACCGCCAAAAACGTGCCCTCGAAGGTGTTGACGGTGCTGTTTGCCCAACCGACCACCGCCGCTGTTGCATCTTGCAAACCGTCGTAAATACCAGCCTGCGCGGAGGCCCAACCAGATTCCACGCGCGCCCAAGCCGCATCCGCGCTGAGCGATATCCGGTCCCAGACCTCAACCGCCACGTCCTTGAGCAGGTCCAGCGCGTTGCCGAACCCGCCCGCGCCAGAAACCAGCCGCGTGAACTGATAGACCAGCTCGCCTGCGCCAACGATCAGAGCGCCGATGCCGGTGCGGATCAGCGCTGCGCGCAGAAAGACCAGACCGGTCACCAGCCCACTGACCGAGAAGGTCGCGGCCACAAGCCCTGCCACCCACCGGCCTGCCATCACGCCTGCGAAGGTCACGGCGTATATGGTCAGTCGGCCAATGCTCTCAAACAGACCCTGAATGGCACTTCCAAGAGGACCGGTTGTGCGCGCCATCGCCGCCAGCGCATCCGCTACTGCTTCAAGCGCGGGTGCTGCGGCCACCGCCAGCTGGTTCGAGACGCCGCGCCAGATCAGGCCTAGCCGTGAAATCGCGTCGTTGGTACGCTCGATCTGATCCGCGTCCTGCTCGGAGACCACGATGCCAAAATCATTCACATCAGCGGTGGCCTGGCGCAGCGTTGCGGTATCAATGCGCGTGAACACGAGGGCGGCGCGATCGCCAAAGAGCTGCGAGGCAACCGCCGCACGCTCTGCCTCCGGCACGAACTCCGCGAGCCGATCTTGGATCAAAGCGATGCGCTGATCGAGCGGCAGGTTTTGCAGCTCGCTGACCGAGAGCCCAAGGCGGTCGAGGGCATCGACGGCAGGACCCGCACCGGCGGCAGCCTGGCTGAGCCGCCGTGTCAGCTGCACCGTGGCCTGTTCGACATTGCCCATGGAGACGCCCGAGAGGTCAGCGGCCCGCTCCAGCACCTGCAGGCTCTCCACTGTTGTATCGAGCGACTGCGCCAGCTTGGCGGTCTCGTCAATGGTTTGCAGTCCGGAGCGGATCATCGCGGCACCGGCTGCCACCACAGCAGCACCTGCAGCGGCGGCTGCGATCGTGGCGCGGCGGGTGAAGGCAGCAAGCCGCGCGTTTGCCACATCGACCTCACGCGACAGCCGCCCGAGGCCACGGGCACCGGCGTCGCCAATGCCGGTCAGCTCCGCCTTGACCTGTCGTCCACCCACGGCGGCGAGGCGCACGAAGACGCGTTTATCGGCCATCCTGGGCTCCAATCTGTTCGTTCACGCGTTTGACCATGATAGCTTCGATCTCGGGCAGCAGTTCCATCGCCACGAGGCCGTTGATGCCAAGGGCACGCGCCATTGCGAGGGCCGCCCCCATGTCCCACCCGAGGATTGTCTGCTGCGTCGCCCGCAGCTGGCCGCCCAGCCGTCCAACCAGGTCCCAGACCTGTGCGCCCTCGAAGGTCTGGGGTTGGTTCATTTTTTGCGGGCAGTCCGGGCACGGGCCTTGGCAGGCTTCGCAGTAACGATCGCCCCCGCTGAAGTGCCAGTCAGCAAGGGCGCGGAGACGTTTTTTTCCTGATCCAACACCAGTGCTTTGGCGACGTAGCCCGCCTGGAAGGCCTCGAAGATCGGATAGATTTCGAGCAAGGCGTCGACACCTTCGGGGGTGAGGTCCAGCACTTTGCCGTCCATGTCGCCCACGCCCTCCCATTCCACCACGGCGCGCCGCCCCAGCGCTTTGGCAAAGACCAGCGCGCGGTCCTCGTTGCTAGCATTCTCGGGGAGCGCTTCGATGCTGGGATCGTTGCGGGTGGTCACCATCAGCGCCGTGGTCAGCGGGAGCAGACGCACGCGGACGCCGGGGGCGAGATCAAGCCAGCGCGGGTCGGTCGAGAGATCAAGTTTAAGCATGATCAATAGGTCTCCACGCTGTTGATGAGCGTGACCGTGCACATCCGGTCCAGGGTGGCTTCCTTGGCGGCCTGCCAATCAAACGTGGCCTGCACGCCTTGCGGCCCGCCGATCTCGACGCGCGGACGCGGGAGGTAAACGGAATGCGCGGTAAAGGTCAGGCTCTCGCCGGTGGGCAGGCTGTAGGCGAACTCAAGCGCGCAGGTCGTGCCGTTGATCGCCTGGTCCATCATCGTGGTGTCGGCAAAGCGGACTTCCATGCTGCCCGAGAGCATTGCCATGGAGGGATCAGCCCCGTCGATCTTGCCGTCGGCGCGGATCGTCTCGATGCGGTCGAGGTTGTTGCCATAGGTAATCTGGGTCGAGACCACATTGCCAAGTGCTGTGCCATCGCGCGTGATCGAGCCATTGAAGTGGCCAAACCGCTGCAGATTGATCTCGGTTGGTGTGCCTGCGCTGGTGGTGGTCGCCGGGGTCTCGCCCTGAGCAATAAGGCTGATGGAGGCGGTCAGCAGGCCGGAGCGCTGCATCTGCCAGGACAGCTGATCCACCACGCAGCCCGCGTACATCGCAAAGCGCGGCACCTCCGGCATGCCAATCTCGATGGCGAGGCTTGGAAGGGTCCAGCTGCCCGAGCGGAACTCGTGGCTGTAGGGAGCCTCCGCGCCGGTCGTGGTCGGATCGCCAAAGGTGGCCTTCAGCCAATAACCGAACGCGCGGGTATCGATCGGAACCACCACGTCGCCATCGGCGGTAAGCGCGTCCTTAATCGGCGCGAGCGGATCCCGGCCATAGCCGAGCAGCTCGGACTCGAGCAGTGGTTGCTCTGCGCCAAGCGTCGTGCTGGCGAAGGGCATCTTGAAATAACCGCTCGCGGGCGGCGTGCCGTAGACGGATTCGTAGGCGAGCGCCATCTGCGCCCGCGCTCCTTGTGCGCGTGCCATTGTGTTCTCCTCAGGTTGTGGGGTG